CAAGCGCGGTCTTCATTGCCGAGCCGATCAGCTTGACCGCTTCCGATGTTTCTTTCGCGGTGCGCTGCAACGCCTTCATGCGCGCCTGCGCCTGACGCATGGCCGAATCAAACGAACTCAGCAGCTTTGCGCCGACCAGGAATTGAACTTGGTACTGGTGTTGATTCATACGATCACACCTTTTGTGCCGTGGCGTCGCGTTCCTGCTGCAACTGCAGGTTGAGTTCCGCTATGTACTTTAACAGTTCGAAGATCGGCAACTCCAGCCAGAATTGGATACCACCGCCAGTCTCCCGCGCCAACCGCAGTACGATCGAGCGCAGAAGTTTGGTTATACTTTCTCCTCCTCCGGTGAGCTGCCACAGGCTTTTAGGGCTTCGTTCCTCACCGCTATGTAATAACGGCGCGGTAGTTTCATTATCAGCCCGGGCGGGACGTTCGCCACCTGTGCGGCGAGAATGGTCTGGTAGAGGTGCTTCATCTCTGGCAACACCACTTCGTTCCTGTCAGCTTTGTAAAGCTTGGTGAACGTTCTCTCGGCGCGCTGGAAATCTTTCCCGATGAGGCTGTCCCAGTCGAAGATCAGTTGCTTATACTTCTGACCGTCGAACTCGAATGGTTCATCGAACCTGAGCAGGCGCGGCGGCTGCGCAGGCTCCACTCTCAGTTCGAGATATTCTGCTTCAGCGTCAGCGGCTTGTGCGAGGCGGTTGACTTCTTCTGTTGCTGTGACGTCGTCATCGTTGTTGTTCATGCCGCATTTTGTCCGTCACTTTTGCGGCTAGGTCAACCCAATCAGTTGCCGGATGGGCAACGCTTCGTCTTCGAGCGCCTGACCGTTCCACCAGCGACAGATGCCGTTCTCCTTATCAATCTGGAGCACGTTCACATCATTGTACAAAATGCGATAACTAATGAGTTCGTATTCGGTCTCGCACTCCTGCTTCGTGCCGATCTCGAGTTTGCCGAAGTTGAATCCCTTAGGCGCTGTGCCGCAGATGAATCGCCAGCCGTTGTGAATGATCTTGTTGGTAGAGCTGTCGTGCGATTGCATCGCTGCCCAGCAATCCAGGTTCGCGCCATCCTGTAGCGTTGAGAACAGCGCGTAATCCATGATAGTCAGCCAAGTAATCTTCAATGAATACGGCTGAAAGTGGCATTGCACGGGCATGCCTATCTCGCCGAAAATGCCGCTGCCCTTAAGCGGATCCTCCAGGTTTTTCAAGTCAGGCAGCGTGACATTGCCGCACCCGAGCAGGCGCCGGCCGTCTTTGAAGATTGAGTAATTGGTTACATGATTTGGCAGTAGCATTTGTTAATCCTCCTTAGATTATCCCTGTCCAGAGATTTGCGATGTATGGAACCCAGTACTCGATGCGGAAGTCAAGCCATTCGGCTGGCGTCGGCACCGCGATGTAGATATGGAAAACATAGTGGCCATTGAGAATCTCCGTAGTCGCGTTCTCGCTCTGGTTGAACGCAATTGATGCGCCGATCAGTGCGCCCGTGGCGGTAATACCGTCGAGCCAAAGCTGTAGCGAGTTCACAACCGCATCAATGAGCCGACGATTGCCTGGCTCGTCAACTTCCTGCCAGATGGTCAGCACTACGGTGTTGCCGATGTAATCGAACATTCTTCGCACAGGAATGAACATATCATGCACATCAGTATCGGAAGGATAAGACGAGGTGCGGTTGCCCCAACTGCGCCACCCACCATTGAAGTTGAGCGCGGTGATTACCCCCTGACCGTTCAACATATTGGCGTCAGAAAGGTGCATCGGGACCTCCGCGCCAGTCGCGTCTTGGAGCGAGTTCATTCGCAGGTTCTTGTTCGAAGGCGAGCAATACGGCATCCCACCACCTTTGTAAGTATCCGTCCATTGCAGAAGCGGCCCTTGTTGCGATGCGAAGTGATACTTCTTCGTCACGGTTGTCGTGCTTCCCGGCGCGCCAACGATCGCGCCGACCAGTGTCGGCATGCCAAAGCAAAGTTCCTGACGCGGGAACACAATATTGTTGGTGGTCTTCCATGGCAGTACATCCGTCGCCTTATGGCAAGCGGTCATGTCCACGTCAATTATGCAGGTGCAGGCGAAACAGCCGTTGATGTTTTCGCACTTTGCTTCCATCGCTGCTGCGACCGTCGGATCATGCGACCACGCAGGGCAAATGATCACACCCGGAACGTAACCTGTCTTCTGGAACACGTCCTCGACGCATTGCAAACCCGTGTTCTGGCCGGTGCTGACATTCACGCCGCCGATAATGATCGAGGCTGTAACAGGCGCCGTTGCCGGAACATTGCCAGCCACTTCTATCGTTGACGTATTGCTCGGGATCGCGCCGGTGGCGATGCGCGTCACCACCCATGTGTAATAAGGTGTTGTGGTATGCGGACCTGCGAGCGAAAGCAGATAGTCCGTGCCATTGACGTAGATCGGCGTTCCTGTCGCGCCTGACACAATCAAGGTCGCGTCATTGATGAGTTGCAATCCGGTATCGACCTGACCGCCTACGAGTGTGAAGGGCGATGCCGGATGCGCAGTCGCGCCCGTGAACACGTCATTGACGGCAATGTAAGTCACGGGGAACACACCGAACTCGACGAATACGCTGTCGATGTGCTCGCAGATATCGTACGTAACCCAGTCGGTCGAGTAGCCCTGCTCCGCCACTGCCTCCTGATAACTGTTGTAAATGCGTGGCACGTTGAGATACTGCTTGCCGTTTGGGGTCATCCAGAGCGGCGCGCTGCCGACCACAACGTTCATGCCGGGATAGGCTGCAACGGGACTGATTACGCTAGTTGGGACGTCTCGCCACGATACTCCGTGAGGGAAGGGGCCTAAAGATGGCATTGTGTTATTCTCCTATGTTTTGATTTTTGATTGCGTGATGCACTGCATGGATGCTCACGTTAAACTCGGCTGCCAGTTCGCGCAGCAAATAGCCCCGCGCCCGTAGAATCCGAATTTCATGAACTTGAGCGATAGAAAGTTTTGTTGATCGCCGATTCATTGCCTGCTGGTTTGCGTTTTCCCAGCGGCAATTCGATGGCTCGTAATTACCGTCATTGTCGATGCGACCGATTGAAGTTTTGCCTTCTGGTCGTCGCCCCATATCAGCGAGAAAATTTTCGTATCTATGCCAACGTTCGCAAACCTTGATACCGCGCCCGCCGTAGCTAGAGAATTTCGCATTACTCGGATTGTAACAGCGCCCTTGCATCGCTGCCCATGCGTTAAACTCAACCCTTGCAGCGGCGAGAACCGTTCGGCTTTCACCATGAATTACCGCGAATCGTCCATTAGTATCGTGCTGGTGCATAGCGCAATTTAATTGCTGGCCTTTATCGGGACAAGGCTCGTGCTGGCATGGGATTTTACTTTCACTCCTTTTGGTTTAGGTGCTTTGGTTTCTCTGGCTCTGGTAGCTAACCACTGCTGCACAGCACGATAGAATTGCACGTATCTACCGCTGCTGCCACGCATGTTTCGCGCGTAATCCAGATTGAGTTCGCGCCTGACAAGTAGAAACTCGGCGGGCGTAACAAACAATGATCCGATTGGCGGACAGGCTGCAATGAGATTGTAAATGCTCTCATCAACGCCATTGAGGTAAATCTTGCCGTAGGGCAGTTCAGCCCCAACAGTTGGCCCAGCGTAAATGACCTGACCTATGATCCGTTCCATAATGCGCTAAAATCTGTCGTGGATTCCGATGCTACAACATCGAGATGTTCTGCCGGAATCATCGGGAACAGATCATCGTAGTCCGGCAGCGGGCGCGCGCTTGGCAGCTCCCATCTGGTAATCATCTCTCCTATGTAATGCGGGAAGGTGTGCTCTTCGATCAGCTTCCACTCAATCGGCATCACGATCGGATAGGCATCATTTATGCCTTTCTGCCCGTAGCTGGTGAGAGCCTGTGAGACCACTTCGATCATGTTTATGACGTCCAGGTAACCTTGGCTGTTTGGGTTTTCATCGTAAGCGTGAAAGAAGATGCGGACAGTTACGTGCGTCACCAGCGGTTCGATCTTTGCTTCGATGGATTGCACGGTGATCGAAGGAAAGTCTGGCAGCTTGTCAAAGTCCACCGCGCCCGTCACAGTGCGCGGGACACGGCCGCGGAACACCTGCGGCGGCACCTTTCCGGTGAGCGTCTGCGCCCGCTCAGTCGGATCGTACGAAACGATCGGGCCATCCGGCGGTATGGTCGTGCGCGTGTTCATTATTAGTTCCAGTTCCCTACGCTTGTCGCAGTGTTGCTCCCTATGGGCCAGATTTCAAAAAACGTGTCCGTAGTAACTACTCCTGCTGACGCATTCTGCATGCCTATCTCTGGTATAAGAGTGCCACCTGTAGTAATTCGGATCATGCCATTGAGGTCAAAGGCACAATTGGCATTCGTGGTTGCCGCCATAATAAGCGTTGAAGCGGCAGTCGTAGAGTAAGCTGTAGCACCCCCAACTGTATTATTAGCCTTGGCTCCATTTAACACGTAGAGAACATTTTGAACGGTAGCCGTACCACCAAATCCAAATTGTAATCCAGAAGTGGTGACGCTTAGACCAGTAAAATTAGCGACGCACTTAAATCTATAAGTAGTGTTCGCTGCTAACGTAATCGCGCCGTTGGGAAGCGGTCCGCCAGTCCCGCCAAAGAGTGGTTGCAGCCCGACTTGATTAAGCAGGTTGAAAGGACTGGAAAGCGCGACCCATGACACCGTGCCGGTAGATGGGGCAGGCGTCGGCTGATACGTGACCGTGTTCGTACTGGTCACAACCGGATACGTGCCTACGGATGGATTGGCCGGATAAGTGACGCCGTTGACCGCACTCGTAGTAGTCGTGATCGCCGTTGCGCCGCTGCCTGTCGTATCGCCAGTGAGCGTGATCGTCTGGTTGCCGGTAATGAAGCTGGGTGCTCCGGTGATCTTGCCCCATGCAAGCGTGGTAATCCACGCCGGGTTCGAATAACTTCCGCTCGTCAGCACAACCGGATCAGTGATACCGTAACCTGCTAGTGTAGTAGGCTTGGAACCGATCTGGGCGAACGTGTAATCATTCGCAGCCGCAGTGACTGTGCCTGTCCGACTGAACACGCTTGCTACCGGTGGCGTAGGAAGCGGCAACGGCGCATAGAACGCAGCGTAATCCCCGGCTTGCGCGGTGACAGCGCCGGTGCGCGTGAATACGCTTGTCACGGGAAATACCACAGGAGTCGGCGTCGGTGTCGGGGTCGCCGTCGGGGTCGGCGTAGGTGTAGGGGTCGGCGTAGGTGTAGGCGTCGGGGTCGGAGTAGGGATGCCCGTAATCTTCGCGTAAGACAGTGAAGTGATCCAGACTGGATCGGGATACGCAGCGGTCTTGTCGACGGCATTGGTTATCTGTGATGCAAGATAATCACCGCTCTGCGCCGTTACCGCGCCTGTGCGTCCAAAGACGCTTTGGACAGCGCTGCTGCCGCCGCCAATCACCGTCGCGCCTGTGACATCCAGCGTCGAACCTCTGGGCATAAGCAGCGTATCATAGAACGTCTGCGTGCCGTGATATTCGGTCGGCACGCTCACCTTGCCCTGCCCGAACGAAATGGTCGCAGTAGCCATAAGCACGCTAAGGATGCGGATAAACATAACGCACCATCTCGGTCCACTGTTGCGTGGTGGGATTAAAGACCTCCAGCCGGACGCCGTAGTCGGGGCTGCAATCAACGAAGCGCGAGTTTGCGCCGACATAGCGAACAGTCGGCGGTTGCGCTCCGCTGACTTCCGAAGTCTGGAAGAAATTAACTTTCGGATTATCAAGCAGGTAGGTGTCCGTGAACAGCTGCGTAATGAAAGCAGCCAGCTTGTTTTCAAGGTCATACGCCGTATGGATGCGCAGGCCCGTATCGAGTTGTTTATAG